GGTGTTGCCGGTGTGCTTGGTCGTCTCGGCCCGATAGATCCCAGTGACGTGCTCGCTCGTGATGCGAATGCGACGACCGGGAAACAGGTCTGGGATCATCAGGCAGCGCGCCTCGGTGATCCCCTTGTTGCCGGGCTCAGGCGAGCCGATGAGGCCGGTGTTGGGAGTGAGCTCGATGCCCAGCTCTTGAAGCGGCTTGCCCTGGTCGAGGAATTGCAACTCGTCGTCCTGAATCGACCACTCGAGGCCGCAGCTGCGGGCGAGGCGATCAAGCTCCCCTTCGATGGCGCCAGCCAGCGCATAGCCGTTGAAGAACTTCGACGCCTGCGTGCCCTGGATCTTCGCGCTGACGGTCTTGGCTGCGGTGTTGCCGAGTCGCACGCCCATCGCCTTGGCGGCTGTGGTGAGCACGTCCTGCACCGTGGCGCCCGGAGCGAAGCTCTTGAGGATACGGCGCTTGCGGGCGAGACGTCCGCTGTCGCTGGTGACCGTGGTGATCCAGTCGCTGCCCTCGCGCGTGCTGAGCACATCACGCAAGTCGCCGCGAAACAGCAGCGATGTGCCCCCGACGTAGCCCGCCTCGAGCGAGACGTACACCTTCTCGAGCTCCTGCAAGCGCTTGCGATGCTCGGCGTTGAGGTTCCAGATGCGAATCTCAGCACTGTTGGGCGTCTGCGCCGACAGCGACTTGACGATCTCGAACGCGACGTCGAGCTCCTCGATCACGTACTCGTCGACCTGCACGCGCACTTTGCGGTCAAACAGCACCGTCACGACAGCGCCTCGATATAGTGCACGCAGTACCGCGTGCCGAACTCATCGAACGTCGCGTTGCCGTCGCGCGCTTGGCCGTCGAGCAGAAACAGCTCGCCGGGCGGCCGCTCGGGGTGCAGGTTGCGGCGCAGCAGCGGGAAGCGCGTCACGAGCCGCACGCCCATCGCTATAGGCGTCCCGTCGAGCGTCGAGAGATCCATATGCCAGCAGCCGCCCCGCTCGTTCCACCGAAACCGAAAGGTGTAGGTGACGCCGTCGAGCTCCGACTGCTGCGTCGTGTCGGGGTACACCTCGGTTGGGATGAGTCGTATGCCCATGGTCAGAGCCCGATCAGCTTCTTGATGTCGTCCTTCGTGATCGACGGGATTTTCGAGAGCAGACTCTGCTTGTCGGTGTCGCCGGGCGCGACCAGGCTCGCCGGCGGTGGGCTGACCGGTTGGGTCGGCTGCTTGCCGCGCGACTTGCGAGGCTTGGCGCGCGCGTCCACCGGGTCAGGCAGTTTGGCCGTCTGGCTGTTGACGATGCGCAGCACCTTCCCGCTCGCTGAAAAGTTCAGGCGCCCCTGCCCCGCTTCGCTCGTGCGCTCGATGTGCAGCGCGGTCAGCGCGACGTTCTGGTACGTCATGAGGCCAGTCACGACGGTGACCAGCGCGCGGCGCTCGAAGATCGACACCAGCGCGGCGTGCACGGCGCTCACCCGATCAAACGGCTCGGTGAAGTGCAGGACGCTGGCCGAGAACACGCGCTTGCTGCGCACGTCGAGCTTGAGCGCGCCGAGCACCGCAGCTGCTTGCTCGGCGCCCGGGACCAAGCCGATCGCGCCGAGTGTCGGCTCGCCCTTGATCTCGATGGGGCTCGGATTCACGCGCGTCGTGCCGGCGTGCGACTTGGGAAGCTCGATCGGGTGATTCGTGACCGCGCCGTCGATGTCGATGGTGGCGGGCATGGGGCGGATGTGATCGGCCACGTCCGCACCGGCTTCGACCGGATGCTCGGTCACGTCGGCCGTCAGGGCATGCCCCTCCCGGACCGAGACATCGATCCAGATGTCGCCGATCTCGACGTGCCGGTTTGCCACTTCAGCCACTCCCCGGGCGCGGCAGCGCAGCGTTGCTCTTGCGGCGCTCGGCTGCCAGCGCGTCGAGCACTGCGCGGCGGATCTCGGCGGGGTTGCCGCCATTCACGTTGACGGTGACCGTCGTGTTGCCGGACTGCACGATCACGGGCGGCTGCGTGCCGCTCGCTGCAGCGGGCGCGCTCGCCGTCGGCGAGGCACCAACCGCCGATGCCGACGCTCGGCCGGCTCGGATCTGCTCCGCTTCCGCGTTCACGTCGCGTCCGAGCGCGCGCCCCGTTTTCGTCGCGTTGCGTTCTGCAGTGATGTCGGCAGCCTTCTCTTTCAAGCCCTGCTCGCGCGCCTGCTTGGGAGTCATGAGCGCCGCGCCGACACCTCGACCGGCAGCGCGCTCGCTCGAGAACAGCACCCGCTGTAGGCCGTTGGCTTTGCCGCCGATGCCGGGCAAGTTGTAAAAGAAGTCGGCGATCGCGGTCCCGAGGCGCGCGTAGAGGTTGTACAAGCGCTCGCCGGCAAGCTCGAGCTCGCCGAACCAACCGATCTGGTTTTGCAAGCCTGATGGGTCCGTATCGGTCCACAGGTTGCGCCACGCTTCGGCGAGTATGTCGACGCCGGCCGCGTGGTTGCGGACGATCTCGTCGACAGTGCCCAGCCCACCGACCGCTTCGATGTAGTCGCCGATGACCGACTTGCCGCCCGAGAACATGTTCCAGAGCTCGTCCAGGATCAGGATCAGCGCTATCGCTGCGGCCGCCGGCAGGATGAACGGCGCGAGCATCTTTGCTCCGGCCACAACAGCAGCAGCGCCGAGGAGCGCCAGTGCACTTTCGAGCACGTGCGTACCTGCCGCCAGATCCTTGAACAGCGCCACTGCCTTGGATGCGCCCGCCACGATGCGCTCGAGCGCGGGCATGGCCTGCCTGCCCATGTCCGTAGCGAGATCTTTCAGAGCCCCGCCGAGCGCCTTGCTTGCGTTGCCAAAGCTGCCAGAGCTGCGGGCCGCGTCGCCCTGCGATGACTTGGTCTTGTCGAGAATGTACTGATAACGCAGCTCGGTTTTCTCAGCGACGTTCATCGCCGCGAGCTTCTTGTTGATGCCGTGCGCGTGCGCGTACTCTTGTAGCGTCGCGTCGTCCATGATGACGCCGAAGCGCTTGAGAGCGATGTCTGCCCCCGCGAGCCCGCCCTTCAGCGACGCTAGCGCCTCCTCCTCGTTCGTGCCGGTGAATGCGCTGGCGAGGTCCACGGCTAGCGCGGCGAAGGTCGTGCTCATCTCTTGCGCCTTGGCTTTGTTCTGCACCATCGGCTCGAGCATCCCGCCCAGCCCCGCTGCGTACTCCTGTAGCTGGTAGCGCGAGCGTCCCAGCGTCGACGAGGCAGTCTGCGACCAGCTCTTGACCTGGGCGGCGCCCTCGGCCCCGAACACCCGCTCAAGGACGCTGCCCGTTTCGTTCGCGTCGGAAGCAAGCTGGACGATCTTGCGTAGCGTCTGCGTGATGCCCACGGCCGCGACCAACTTGCCGAGAGCGCCGCCGAACGCAGAGGCGCCAGTTTCGCCAACAGCCATGCCGGCCCGGGTGCTAGCTGCTGCTTTGCCGGTGGCGGCGAACCTACTGCCTGCACCGGCCACCCGACCGCCTGCGGCTGTTGCTGCCGCGCCGACGACGCCGAGCTTTTTGCTCGTCGCGGCAAGCTGCGTCTGCACCTGGCCGATCCCGCGCTCAGCGGCTTCGAACCCGGTCTTGTCGACTTCGAAGCCGAGGCGCGCGACGATCTCGCGCAGCACAGTCATGACCGACTCCGCGCGGCCAGATGCTCGAGTTCGTCGTACATGTCGAGCACGTCGTGCGCCTCGTACAGGTCGTCAAGCGACCATGCGGTTTGGATCTCTACGAGGCCGGAACGGTACCTCGTGCTGGTGGCGACGCGGTGGATGTCCCAGTCGATGCACTCGGGGACGGCGATGCTGACAGCACGGTCAGGATCCGACCGGCTAGGCCGCGCTCGCCGTTCGATCCGCCGAAAAAACTGGCGTAGTTCACCTCCAAGCAGAACTTCGCCCACAGCAGCATCTCGTCATACCGGCCAGCAAAGTGCGCGTCGAACACGTCTGACAAGCGCGGCTCGCGATCGCCGAGCACGATGACAGTTTGCTTCGCGAAGTCGTCGAGCATCGAGCCCACCTCCGACTCGGTCAGACGCTCGGCCAGTTCGTACAGCCCCTGACTCAACCCGGCTGCGAGCGCCGCTTCGACCTCCTTGTGCTGACCCTGCGCGAGGCTGCTGAGCGCCGCGCCGAGACTTGGGCCGGCCAGCTTGAGCAAGCGAACCAGCAAGCCGCGCCCCTGCTTGGCGCCGAACTGCGTCACGCGGTACGTGTACTCGCCGATGCGCTCCTCGCGGGCTTCGATCGCCATGCGCCGCTACCGCCCGCCGATGAAGCTGCCGCGCGCGTTGGCGAGCCGAATCTTCCACTCGATGGTCTGCACCGCCTTGCCAGCTTTGTACGCTGGGAAGCCGGTGATCCAGGCGCGCTCTGCGAGCACGACGAGGCGCCCCTCTTTGTCGCGCGCATTGAACACGCCGGCCCCTGCGCCATTCGGCAAGCTCAGATCGGCCTGCAGCATCGAGCTGAGGCGGTCGTTCGCTGCGGCGGTGTTGGCGTACCGCAGCGTCACGAACGCTTTGAAGTTGTTCGTTGCGTACCGCGAAACCTCGCCGTCTGCGCCCGTGAAGTCGAGGAACTGCGCATCGTCCCACTCGAGGCTGAACACCTCGTCGTCGGCATAGCCGCCGTCGTCGAGCGGGATCGCATTGAGGCTGATGGCGAGGTCGTTGATGTTCCAGTCCTTGAATCCCATAGCAACCTCTCCACCTACAGGGCCGTGCGAACGGTGCCGTTTATTAACACCTTGTGCACCGCGCCCTGCAGCACGAAGCTGAACTTGACGTCAGGCAGGACGCGTGCGGTGCGATCGTTGGGGTTGATCTCGGCGACCTTCGGCACCGTCACCGAGTAAGGCGCGTCGCCGTCGATGAGCGTCGCGCTGATGCCTTCGAGAATCTGCCCGAGCACTTGCGCGCGCACGAGCTCGATGCCCTTGTCGGTGTAGGCGACCTTATCGTTGTTGGCGAGCAGCGCCACGACGCGCTCGCTGACACGCGCGTCGAACCAGTCGATGCCGTGCGTGATGTCGATGTACCTGCCCGACGCTGCGCGGCCGTCGAGCGTGAAGCCGATGCCTTTGACGTCGACGTAGTAGTTGACGTTCTTCCCCTTGAGCACGCCGCGATCGCTGTCGCTGAGCGGCGACTTGTCCACGCCCGCAAGGCTCTTGTTGGCCCACGTCGCCGAGCCCG